TGTTAAATCTGCGTGTCGTTTATGGACTACTTCATGGACGGTTTCTGAGTGAGCGTAAACTTTTCCGTCACCAGATCCACCAGAATACAGAACTCCATAATCTGTTCCCGAATTGAATGAACAGAAACAATCTCTAGCAAGGGTGTCTATTGAGTATGCGTTGCTTAATAAATCAAATAGTAAAATCCTATCATTATCCGAAGCTCCTGTGGTCTCTGAGGTGTAAGTTAAATAATAGATGTTCTTATGAAACTCTCCCCAACAGTCAGTATAATTGGTCTCAGAAATATCGTCAATTATCGGAGTTACTGCGTCACTGATTAAAGTAGAGTATTGTCCGTTGAATTTATAAATACCGTCAAATGAAAGAAAGATTATCCCCAAAGGTGAATTAACTGCCGAGTAAGGAGCTTGACAACCTATCGCTCCACCCAAAGGATCGCCTATCTCCCAATCTGCTGAAGGGATGTCCCCGGAAGTGTAGAATTTTTGTATTGTATTATTCTTTCCTACTACGATCACTCCGAGAAGATTTTTGATAAATGTAATCTCATCACCGTCATTAAGGCGGATATTAAAGTAATCCGTAGTATTTGCGAATATGTCGTGAGATGCGTCTTTAGAGTAATAAATTCTCGAAGGCCCATTAGTTGGGTCATTCGCAAGGAATAGTCTATTATTGTTCACTAAGAGAAACTTGCATTTCGGAGGTTTTTTTGTCTCCGTTCCTGCCGGGTAAGTTGTGGCTGATAATTCACCATCAGCATCAGAGTCATTCAAAGTAACAGCAGTATTATTCGCGATAGTCCCATTAGAAAGAAGGTAATAAGTAGAACCTGTGTTTTTTATTCTGTAAATCTTCCTTCCAGTGACATCCTCTCCTCCGTAAGTATCAGGGGCTATGGGTATCATTGAGAGAGTAATATCTTTGTCAGTTACCGTTACCGGATTAGAGGGCGTGTCTAAAAGAACCTCATAACTTGAGGTATAATAGGAGACTTTGTAAGTATAAGTTCCACTCGGTCCTGCACCTGTTGTTTTAGCAGTAGCAAGGCAAGAACCTAAATAAGTCGCTGAGGCAGAAGAACCATCCCATTTTATTGGTTGGTTGTGTCCGTCTGTTGATAAAAAAAGATTATGCCAAGTTAATGATTGATACTTATAACCACCAGTAGTTAGGTCTAATATAGCAGTAAAAGCTCCTGTATCGTCGTTTCCTATTTCTACTTCATCTCCGTGGGTCACGATTAGTTTTTTAGTCCCATCTGAATTGTAGTACCGGTGCATCCCCGTAATAGACTCTGTAGTATCCGCCGTACCGTATCCAAGGATTTCATCCCGTTTGCTTAGGGAGCCTAAGTCTGTGTGAAACCGAACATTCTCGGCAACTGTGGCATAACCAGAAGATGCACCTTGTGATTCTTTTGGTAGTGAGAACTCAGACCTCTTAGTATTGATTCCTTTTGAAAAATCATTATAAACTTGGACTTCAGGATAAGCTGATAAAGTGATTAAACTAAAGATTAATGCTAGTAATATTCTCATTTGTACCCGTTATGTTTTGTGTAGTTGATTTCTGTGTATTTACCGCCGCCTAATTCTTTCTTCATCCATTTTAGATAAGAACCATACTCTTGTAAGGCTTTAGTTTCTTCTCCAGTCTTGCCTATCTTCATCTTAGCTCTTTTCTGTAAGTAATAAATTAGTGCATAATGATAAGCTTCAAGGTATTCTAGCTCGTTAAAAGGCATTACATCGTCATTAAAATCATCAGGAATCAGGACTGCGTAAACTTTTAAATCATACTCATTAGAGTCTATAGAACGGTCTAAGTATATCCATTTCCCTCTTCGGTAATATCCTTTAGGTGTACCTGAACTCTGTGAACGCCAAGAAGAGGATTCGTGATCTAATTGGGCTATTGTTTTTTCTTCGATTCGTTTGTCATTATAAGTCACTCCGCCACCGGGGTAGGTATCTATATCTGCGAATTTGCTTATCTTATCTGATAGGTCATAATGGTCATCGTCCTCTGCGGTGGTTATAGTCGTACCATCTTGGTCTACTATACATCTCGTGATAGCACATATTTCCCTATTACCTTCCTCAAGCCAAGAGTAGGCTGCTGCGTCAGTTAAGACTCTGTCTGTTATTTCGGGGTTTTCCTCTCTAAATTTGCTTAAAATTTCTGACCTTATCATAGTATCTCCTTAAATTAAATAATAATTCCTTCAAAAACAGTCTTGAATCCATTAGTTTCATTAAAATCAGCAGGGTAAATCTTATCAGGAGTTTTATCTCCCCAGATTTTAGGGAATACTCTTTGAAAACTCTCACCACATCCCTCTGAACAAAAATAAAGTCTGTTGCTATGTCTGACCCATTTGAAAACAAAGGCTATTATCCCACCAAAATCGTACCCACGATTACAAAGTGAGGCTGAAAAATAGGCTACTTTATACCTTAAACCTTTTTTAAATTCTTCATTGTCATACCTACCTACGCGAATGTACCTTCCTTTGTGGGCTTTAGTAATGTCCACAAGCTTAGAACGAGGCGGAGATATATTGATTGAATGTTTGCCACCGCCTGAAATTTCAACGTGTATCCATTGAGAATCGTCCACTGCAAACCCTTCTTTGATTTGCTTTGCTTGTATAGAATTACCAAACTTAGAACCATCATTCTGGTATTGGATTACATCACCCATTTTAAGAATGTCTAATGCAAAAGGTGTATATGTCATTATTACTTCTCCAATTTTTTCAACTCATTCTCTAACCATATTTGAGCTGCTCTTGAACCATATTTCCAAGCTAATGCTAACCCTTCTTTTATGATAGATTTAACTAATTTTCTTCTCTCTCGCTTAGTCATCTCCCATCCTCTTAATCTCGTTATCCTTTTCCATTTCATCAAGTATATTAAACAGTTTTTTTGCTTCAGTCCTTATTCCTTCCTGTTCTAAAAGTTCAGAGTGCTTTACTATATCTTCAACTATCTGCTTCATTTTCTTTATCTGTGCGGTATGCCTTCTTAACTCAGTCATTTTATCAACCTTTAGCTAAAGTCGCCCTGATAATAGTGCAAGCAAAAGTAATACTGGAACAAGATATAGCTGTCAATACTGTAATGATAACTGTTACAGACCAAGAAGGTCGCTTGAGCAAACCATTCTTAATGTCGTTCACTCCTTCTTTAAGCTCGCTCATATCCCTTTCTAAAGCTATTATCCTTTGTTCATTCTCAGTTCCTTTAACACATCCTTCCATATCACTCCTTTACTTTATTTCCAATTCCCTCGCTGCATTCTTTGCCTTTTCTATCTTATACTTCTCCACCAACTCTGGTGTATGCAATTTCTTAGCCAATGCTTTTGAGAGTACATCTTTACCTTCGGGATTATTCCCGGGTTCTATCCAGCTTCTGGTGAAAAAAATAGACAAATTGTCAAAATAGTCAAATCAGTCCTTGAGACACCGCACAGAAAAGCCGTTCGCCTTACCGTTAGTGCTCCGGTAGACATCCGTATGCGTGTAATACAAGTAGCGTGTCCACGCATTACCACCCGACTCAGTAGACGACCACAAGTGCGTGCTCGTGCCACGATTGTAGTAACTACCATTGGTACTGCGGTACCCGGTGAGGAGACCATTAAAACCGGATATACTGCAATTGCTATCGCCTGCAACACTACATTTATCAGGTGTTTTCATTTTATTTCCTGCTGGGGTACACTGCCATCCAACGTCAGTTCTACAATCAGCAGACCCTAAATACTCTTCTAAAATTTCCCACTCCCCGTTTGTTGGAATATGCCAACCCTCAGGGCAAATGCCTTGAGCCAATTCATCAGTAGAACCATTCATTGCCGCGGACCATTGATAAAACATTCCCAAAGCTTCGCCAGTGCCTGTGCCGCTGTTCTCGCCATATCTGTAAGCTGCGTTGCAGTCCTCGGCAGTATTACCGACATTCGGAGGACAGGAATATTGAGTAGTATCTGTATCCCAATCACCACAGCCCTCTGCAATACATCCCTTTGTAATAGCGGTCTTATCAGGATATTGTGTTGTACGCATATTCTCACTCATCCAGCATTGACCGCCAATTACCACTGTGCCGTATCTATTTCCATCAACATCGTAAACTGTGTTTATTCCATCACAAGCCCCTAAAGTAGCGGCGTTGTTCCAATCAGTGGAGGTTCCACCTGTGGCTGTAATAGTTGTAAACGCTCCCGCTGCTGGGGTCGTTCCTCCGATTACAGCGTCTACTGTTCCTGCGTTTATGTCTGCTGTGGTTGCTACTAAAGAAGTAATTGTGCCTACTGAAGTTAATGAAGAAGCCAATACATCAGATTTTAATGTTGCACCAGTAAGTGTTCCTGCTGCTGCTGTTACTGTTATGGCTTGGCTACCATTAAAGTCTACGCCATTTATTGCTCTTGCTGTTTTTAAAGTTTCGGCTGTTGTTGCTGCTCCTGAGGTACATACTGTATTATCACCTGAATTAGTACCCTCTATAGATGAAGCTCCGGCAGCTAGAGTAAGGACAGAAGTGTTTGCTCCAGCACCAGTTAATCCAACCGTGCCTGTATCTACTGTAATAGCTGTAGTAAGCGTGGCATTAGTTACCGTATCAGCGTTTCCTATCAAAGCTCCTTTAAACTCTACTGCTGTGATGTCGTATAAACTATTCCCTGCGTTCCAATCAGCGGTTAATGGGACTGAACCATCTGCTTTTAAATCACCTGAACCCGCTGCGGCAGCTTGAAAAGTTGGAGCAGAGCCAGCACCATTTGAAGTAAGCACTTGAGTTGCATCACCTATGGCTATTTCACCAAAGGCAGTTGTTGTAGAGGCATAAGGTATTAAGTATTGTGTTCTTGCGTATGTATTCTGTGTGTCAGGTGCGAGTCCTGCGATGGTAGCTACTGTGGCACTCTCTCCTGTGCAAGCTGCAGCAGTTGATACTGTAACATCGCCTAAATTATCCATAGATACATCACCACTTAGGGCAACGTATATTCCATCATTAGGTGCGTTACCTATGTATATTTCAGTAGTAGCTATTCCTGTACAGACTGTTTCTAAGTTATTTGTTTCGGCTGTAAGGTAAGTTCCTAAGTCCGATATATCTGCCTCTACCAATGCTCTGCTTTCCCAACTATCACCGTCTGCCATTAAAGCATTTTTGTCGGTTGCTGTGGTAACTCCCACATCAGATAAATCAGATAATTGAGAAGCTCCACCCCCTGCATTTTCTACCCAAGTTAATGTTCCACTTCCATTGGTTTGCAAAACTTCTGTATCGTCTCCATCGTCAGGTGGTAAAGTATAAACTGTATTAGCCGTTAAAGATGGAACCATAAAGGATGCAAAGTTAGATCCATCGTCGTCGTCTTCAAGTAAAGTTAATACTCCTGCAGTAGTACCAGCATTGCCTACTGATAAGTTTGCATTAGTTATAATATTTCCTGTAGAGGTAAAACCGTCTGCTGTATTAACTAAAACCTTGTCAGCTATTTGAGTTTGTAGTTCCGAGAAGTCATCAAGTTCTGTCTCATATAATAGAGCAGCAGTGTCTGATAAGTCAGTAGAAGCAGCAGCCCAATTAAGTGTAGAGCCGCCTATACTCAAACCTGTTCCTTCTAGGTCTGTTACTGCTGTAACATCTGTTACTATTATTCCAGCTAATCCGTCTAGCCTTCCTATCTCTGCTTCTGTGATAGTCTTTGAGTCAGTCGTTAATGAAGTGGTAATAGTAGGAGTTGTTAAGTTCCAAGAGGTTACTGCTATACTATCTGTTATAGTTGTTGCATTTCCTATGCTTGTCACCTCACCTGTTAGATTAGCATTAGTAGTAACTGTAGCTGCATTCTCTACATCCCAATCTCCACCAGCAGATATAGTTACATCACCATAGTCAGCATCTTTAATCTTTGTTCCGTCAAACTCATCAGCAGAGTTCCATTGAGTAGTACCTACTGTGATATGGGTTCCTGTGGTTACTGTTACGCCACCTGTTGTGATAGCTTGGTCTGTAGTGGAGCCTCTATCTGAGACTGTATCTAGGGTATCGGCTTCTGTTGAAGTAAAAGTTATAGTATCACTTCCAGCGTTAGTTGTAATTACGTTAATTCCGGCACCTACTAAAGTCAAGGTGTCTGTGGTTGTGTCGGCCACAATACTATCTTGACCGGTCACCGCTATTGTTTCGAATAAGTTTTGTAGATCGGTAGTAGTTAGAATATTAGTATAGGCACCTGCGTTTTCGGAAAGCTTTAATTTGTCATCTTCTCTGTCGTAATATATCCTTGCTTTGTCTGTTGG